CCTGTGGAACTCGTACACCCATACTCTCTAACCACATATACGAGTATGCAGCGGTTTGTTCAATGTAATTTTGAATCCAGTCTTCTTTGCGACGAGACTTTGCAGACTTGAAATCTATAACCGAGAGAACGCCTTCATATTCTCCGATGCAATCAAATCTGCCTGCCATACGCAAACTGTCAGAACACAACTGCGTTTCTTGAGCCACAACTTTGTTAATTTTATCAAGACTAGGAACAATCTGATTGAAAAGAGTTTGAGTCTTCTCGCAGGTAGTTCTGTAAGTTTCCTTGTTGAGATAATTTTCAATCATCGTGTGCATTGCTGTTCCACGACGCATAGCCTCATCACTACTCTTTTTATTTTCAGGATTCTCTCGCCACTTTGCCCAAAACTCTTTCTTGGCAAATCCTGTTACAGTTGTGACTGACGGATACCAATTACCGGTTTTGGAAGACTGATAGAATCTTCCCATCCCATCAATTTCAATAGACTTCAATTTCATTTCCATTTTAATAGTCTCTCATTGTGTGTCGTGGATGGGCTTTCTTTACCTTGGAGATTACTTCTTTAAATCCATTATCAGGACGAGTAATTCCTAAACGAACAGGATCAATAACCTGAACTGAGGCATCCAACTTGATTACTTTCTTTTTACCACACTTTGGACAAGGCTTTTTTGTTGGCTTGTTACGATTAGCAATAGTTTGCATATCATCCCAAGTGTGATCGCATGCAGTGCATTTATAGTCGTATAGTGGCATATTGTATCCTTTATTTATACGGCTGTCAAACTAAAGTTTCGGTATTCTATGAGGGCAAGGTCTTTCGCCTTGGCTTCAATCATTACATCGTACACGGTATCCCCTAGATTAGGGATGCGTTCTTTAATAAAATCCGAATGTGCTTGTGGCTTTTTGTTTGGTGCTGATTCCGAGTAATGCACCTTGGGAACTTCGCAAAAACCTTGCCATGTACTAAATGCCATGTCAGCGGCTTCTTGCAAAGACTCGTGATGACAGAACCGATGATGATGAATATCCAATACTAGTTTAACGGTGCAATACTTTGCAACCTGTTTAAATAGATCAGTCATGCTCCACATGGAAGCCTTGTCATCGTTCTCTAAGGTCAATCGCTTTTTAATGCGATCAGGCAGTTTAGAAAAGTTTGCAAGAAATCTTCCTGCGGTTTCATGCTTACCTTCATACACACCGCCCATATGGATGTTAATAGCAAACTCGTCAAAGCATCCCAATAGATCACCAATCAGAGAGTGCATCTCAAGCGAAGCAATAGACTTTCTGACAATATCAATGTTGGGGCTTGCCAAACAGGTGTATGGGCCCGGATGACATGATAAACGAATGCCTGCCTCACGAGCAATAGAGCCTGCTTCAACCAACTCAGACACAATATCCTGATGGTGTTCTCGTGACAGGTCATCCAAAGAGTAACCCAAATCAGGATGATCCATAAATGGAAAAATTTCACTGCTGACACGGAACATTTTAATTCCGTTATCACGGTTCCACTCCATGATCTTAACTAGATCTTTACTATTTTGAAGTGCTAGTTCACCCACACGATCCAAACTAAAGTTGGACATCCGCAAGGTTCTACTTGTGGTAATCTGATCTTTCTTTTTCAAGCCTTGGTTCATCGTTAGATTTACACAGGCGTATCCGATATTGCGTATCATGTTGTCTCCAATATAACACAAAAGCCTTGCCGAAGCAAGGCTAATGTGGTAAGAATCACACCCGTGATTTAGTCGTCGTCCCTATCAGGAACGGAACCGTCGTCTTCGTCATCAAAGTAGAAGTTTGGATCTTCTTCTTCAATTTCATCCATCTGCTCTTCACTATACTCAGGCTCATCAGGATTGTGAGAAAAATCATTTTCTTCTTCATGTTCCTGATGTTGATCGTCATCATAATTATCCTCGTCAGGATCGGGACGAAACGAATCGTATTGTTCGTAAAAATCGTCAGGATTATAGATTGACATGTTACTTGCTCCTCTTATTAGTGGGTTCAAGATCGGTATTTTTAACCCACCGATGAATATATGGATGTGTGTCTTCAATGTTTTCAGGATCGTGAATAGACACAAGATACTGCGGGCCATTACGCAAATCCCGCTCAATACGGATAATCATACCCGCTCTTTCCATAGAATGAACCCAAACCTTAGTACCAGTAGGCAAAACTTCTTCAATCATTTTTATAATTTCTAAAATGGTAGGCGACCACAAGCCGCCAAGTAACGCTTCATGCAACCAATATACTACAACAAAAAGTCTTGTCAAGGGTTGACAGAGAAAAAAACCATGCTATTATCGTATCGCCATGAGCAAAAAAATTGAACAACAGTATTGGGGCGATGAGCCACCTTGGGATCACCTTCCTAAAAATCCTGAAGATATCCGTGTAGCCACGCATTATTGCAGGGCTGTGCAATGGTATCATAATATGGCTGACGAAGCCGATTATAAAAAATGGGTACTAGAGTGGATGAGTAAAAATAAATATTCCGCTGCAAACATTGGGTTTGTAAAAAAACTGTCGGATGTAAACATTTATCCCGACGAGGTGGATGGATTGCGCTCAGGCATGATTATAGGGCCTGTGGCTCGCATGCTCTCTTTAGGAGCATCACTTCAGCCTGAGCAGATTGCCAATTTGAAAAAATGTATAGCACATCTTATCGCCAAGGGTAAGAGTACTAAACAGGAAGCCGCTATTGCAGGCAGACCTAGTGTGCAGGATCATGTACGCGAACAGGTGCGTGAACTTATTGAGGACATTGAACTGTTGTCCGATAAGATTCTGTCTGGCGAAAAAATTGATTGGAAGCCCGAAGAGTATATTAAAGAACGGGCTATCAAGCCGATGCAGTCTGGAATTATTGCTGATTGGTTTGAGCGTCAGACCGAAGATATAAATCTTGTGATTAGCGGTAAGGCAGACGAACAACTAAAAGAAGGATATTCTTTCTTTAAGAAGCCGTTGCTTAGACGGTATCAGGAATGGCTTACAAGCCTCGTAGACACATTCCGTCAGGTAAAGAAGGCTGCACCGCCTATTCGTCGTGCCAAGCGTCGTAAGCCGCCTATAGAGCGCGTAAAGAAGATGCGTTGGCTGAAGGAAAATACAGAATTTAGTATCACCTCACAACATCCCTCTCGTTTAATTGGTGCAAGCAAGGCGGTTTTATTTAATGTAAAGACCCGTATTGTTACCCTTTTGGAGGCGGAAACTGTAGACGGTCTAGATGTAGATGGAACCTCTGTTCGTGGATTTGACCCAAAGAGCAGTCGTTGCAAGAAGGTTCGCAAGCCTAAAGAGTTCTTATCCGCCATTAAGGGAGATATCGGCATTCGTGCATTTAAGAATGCTTTTGAAGCCCTTAAAACTGAAGAAAAGGAAGCAAGTGGCAGAACCAACGAAGATACAATTATTCTTTGTGTGTACAAATAAGTATACTAAATATATCTGTTACCAACACAATTAAAAGGACTACCATGAGAATGCTAGTAAGTGAAGTTCTACATAAAGTAGAGCAGGCTAAAACTGAGTCTGAAAAAATAAATCTATTGCGGGTAAATTATTCTCCAGCATTGGAAGATACTTTGCGATGGGCTTATGATCCCAATATTTCATTTTTTACCAAAACCATTCCCCCGTATACCCCCGATCTTTCTCCTGAAGGACTGGCTTATACTTCTTTATATTCCGAACACAAAAGATTTTATCTATTCTTAAAAGAATATAAATTAGCAGAAGAACGAAAGACCATTTTGCTAATTCAAATGCTAGAGGCTTTAGGAAAAACAGAATCAAAGATATTAGAAAATATCATACTGAAGAATATTCCTGAAGTATCTAAAGACCTTGCATGCAAGGCTTATCCAAATTTTTTGAACAAACCTATGAAGATTCCTATGGAGGCATGATAGATATGGGTAAGAGTAACGATGGTACGAGCGATTGGAATGATCGGATTTCTAGAAAAAACAAAAAAGCAGAAAACCGAAAAAACAAAAAAAGAATAAATTCTCAGAACATCATGGAGCGTTGGTCTAACAACGACTCGGATGATGATCTGTATCAAGACCGAGAAAAGTTTCACAAATAATTAGATAAATGGAGATTTGAAATGGCACAAAAGAAAGTTACATTATGCATGATAGTGAAGAATGAATCTAGAGTTATTGAACGATGTCTCGCTTCTATTCTTCCTGTTATTGATTATTGGGTTATTGTGGATACTGGTTCAACCGATGGTACTCAAGACAAGATCAAGAAGTTTTTTGATAATGTAGGAATTCCTGGCGAATTACATGAGCGTTCTTGGAAAAACTTCGGTCACAATCGTACTGAAGCCCTTGAACTCGCCAGAGCAACAGACAATGATTATTGTTTGATGATTGATTCAGATGAAGTTCTTGTTTATGATCCAGGCTTTGATCCTGAGAAGTTCAAGGAAAGTCTCACAGCAGATCTTTACAATGTGTTTGCATTCTACGGTAATACAAAGTATCACCGTCCTCAGTTGACTAGCAACAAGTTGAAGTACTACTACCGTGGCGTTCTCCATGAATATGTGGACTGCCACGATGAGATCAAGACCCGCGACTTTGCTCGTGGTTTTACAAATACTCCAATTCAAGACGGTGCTCGTTCTCAAAATCCTAAGAAGTACGCAGATGATGCAGAGACTTTTGAAGAAGCCCTTAAGGGTGAGGTTGATCCTAAAGACTTTAATCGTTATCACTTCTATCTTGCTCAGTCGTATCGTGACTCACAGCAATGGGAGAAGTCTCTTGATGCGTATCTGAAGCGAGCCTCTCTTGGTGGTTGGAACGAAGAAGTATTTTACAGTCTGTTCCAAGTTGGTAGAATTCGTGAAATCTTGAAGCACTCAATTGATGATATTATTGCTGCATATTGGCAAGCCTATCAGGTTGCTCCTTGGAGAGGGGAAAGTTTGTGGGCTGCGGCAAGAGTTGCTCGTCTATCAGGACGCTTTGACCAGGCTTATAGATTTTCAAAAATAGCAGCAAAGATTAAGTATCCTGAAGGAGCATTGTTTGTGGCTCAACCAGTTTACGATTGGATGATTCTAGACGAATACGCAATTTCTGCCTATTGGACAGAAAATTATAACGAGGCTAGATCAGCATCTATTAGGCTTATGCAAGAAAACAAGTTCCCACCAGATCAAAAGGAAAGAATTGAAGCAAACCTAAAGTTTGCTACAGAAGCCATAGTAAACGGATCAACGGTTTTCGTCGGATCGTAAATTTAATATAACCTGACTTTATTTCTGTGCTAAATACCTTCTAGAACCAATCTCTAGAGAGGGATATGAATGCCCAGATACAACAGGTTATCTACAATTTATGTTCAGTCAGCCGCAAGTCAGGTAGGGCTAAAGGATACCTTTACCCAACCAGGTCATAATTTACAACCAGGAACTGCTGTTTTTGTCAACAGTTCAGGTAATTTGGAAGCAGGAATAGCCTCGTCTATTTCAAAATCCAATATTATTGGTGTTGTGGAATCTGTAAATGGTAGTGATGTTGTTGTAGTCTATCAGGGAAATGTTGAATTTCCTGCTGGAGCAACATCTTCATATACCAAGTTTCCTTTAGTAACAGGAAACACTTACTATCTTTCAGATGCTGTAACTGGTGGAATAACTGCTGGTTATTCCACATCATCAACATCTAGTTTAATTAAACCAATACTCATACCCTATACTGGTTATAGTGGTATTGTTATAAATTCTCTACCGCTATCCACAACCCCTCTAGTAAGTTTATTTACCCCTGTTGGATCAATTGTTCCATATGTTGGTGGTGGATCAGATTTGCCAGCAGGATGGTTGGTGTGTGCAGGCGACTCTCTAGAAAAATCAGGATCATATTATAACGCTTTATACGATATAGTTGGAGAAAAATATTCTATTCAAGGACTTGCTAATTCCTCCACAACAGGACAAACCGCAAGTGTTTACTTCAACTCTTCGGTTTATGATGCTCCAACAGAAGGGCCTGGATCATCTAAAAATCACTCTATTCTAAACAATGAAGTGTATAAAATGGTTTGGGGCACTAACCAAACTGTGGTTCAAGTGTATTCTGCAACAGGAACCACGAATAATGTAACCTTTAAATATTTGAGTAGTATTACTGGAAGTACATCATTCAATAACCTAACAACAGGAACACAAATCACTTTGAAGTCTCTGTTGAATGGTGAGGCAAGCGGATACACATCAAGCAAATTCTTCTTACCTGATCTTCGTGGCAGAACAGTTGTTGGTGCAGGAACTGCATTAAGCCTATCGTCAAGAACGCCAGGAGATGTTGGTGGCGAAGAAACTCATTACTTGACGGAAAACGAACTACCATCTCACTCCCATGCAATTCAACTACTAAACTCTACGGGAGTTTCTGGCTCTGCTTCGTATCTAATCGGAGCAACAAACGGAAATGTTTCTTCGTATCTGTCCTCATACCCACAAGCACAAGCAGCATTTAGTAGTGCTACCGGAGGAGGCGACGATCACGAAAACATGCCTCCATTCGGAGTGGCAAACTGGATTATTCGTTACAAAACAAACGAAGGACAGCCTGGAATTGAAGTTGGCCCCAAGGGTGCTCGTGGAGCAACAGGCGCACAAGGCATTCAAGGATCAACTGGCCCAACAGGATCTATAGGTGTAACAGGAGCAGGATTGGGTGTAATTAACTACACTTATACTAATGTTTCTTCAATTCCTGATGGATGTTTTTCTTTTGATTATGCTTCTTCGGGAGGATATCTAAGACTTAGTGCGGTAGAGCATTCTTCTGCTAATGTCGGAAATTACATCTCAACAGTTATGACTAATAACAATACCCAAAGAGCCGGTATTGTTGTAATAAGACCTGTAGTAAATTCATCTTCTTTCTTGAGAATTTATGAACTCGCTCCTTCATATACTGTTGTTAATGCAAATGGCTTAGGAATTGACACCACTCACTATAGATTAAATATTCAAAATGCATTAGCCACAATTGGCAATCCTGTACTAGGTCAACTATACTCTGTAACCATTTTGCCTAGTGCAAACGAAGGTTCTGTTGGTGGTCAAGGGGCAACTGGCGCAACAGGTTCTCAAGGTGTTGCAGGTGTAACTGGAAGTAGGGGAGCAACTGGAGATTGCGGTTGCACTTCTGGATATTATCAAAGCACATTCCCTACCGTTTATGTTTCTCCTGCTGGAGATGCAGAGCCCGATTTAGGATCAGTAGGGCCTCACAATTTCTCAACATCGCCTTATGCTCCAACTCTATACTCTAGATTTATAAGTGATCTTGATGGAAATTGGGGAAGTACAAAATACGCAGAAGAAACTGATGCTTTATGGCAAATACCCGCATTGAAGAGATATTTTAATTCTGCTATATCAGCAACATCTCAACCATGTGGTGGAAATTGTAAGGGATCTAGCGGATACATTTCTTTGTGTGATACGGTTAGAGACTCCGATAGTTCAAATTATCACACTCCACCAAAAGAAACAAATATTGTTCTAACTAAAGATTCTGAAAATTCTGTATTCTCCAACACCAAAACAAATATTGTTAGTGGTTGTAAGGTGAATGTGTATGCTTCTTCAGATTCATTCTTTAGTAAGATTCCTACAGGACTATCTGCGGGTCTTTTGGCTACAGCCTACGGTAGCACTGGCAGAAATAGATTAGTTGTTGATGTGTTTATGGATACTTTAAATGTTGCTGCTGGCAATTACATAGGCATTAGACCTGAATATTTTGCTTTAACTTTAACAGCATCTGCAACAGGCCCACAATCTCTAGCCGGAATTTACAAAATAGATTCTATAAGTTCAGGTATTGCTAGAGCATACACAGATGTTCCGTTTGGTATTAGTGGATCAGATGTATTCAGCGGTTACATTACTGGTGGTGCTTCTAATGATCTACGACAAGTTGACATTTATACAGTATCTGTAAATTTCACGGATTGTAGCGGATATCTAGTAAATTCGGGTGAATTGTCTTTGGGTCTTTCCTCACAGGGCGATCCTTTCGTAATATCTTTTGAAGGAACAACTGCTTCATCACAAGCAGCCAAAGCAGTAGTAAGCACAGGATCGGGTCTTGTGCGAATCGGCGACAATATGGCGTTTTACGGTTGGCCCGAATACGGAAGTGCTCTATACGCTACAAGAAATGGTTCTATTGAATCTAGAAACAATCTGTTCTCAAAATGCAAAGGAACTGCAATTCAATCGGATAGAAATGGTTCTGTAATTCTTGAAGCACCTATTATGAGTTCTAATAATTTTGCTATTGTTGCCAAGTCTTTTGGAACTGTAGAAATTGAAGCAAATCCAACCAGCAATAAATTTACAAACATTT